TGTATAAACATCTTTTATGTATATGGCTACTGCTAACATTATACTACATCATTTATAAGGTTATAAGCGTATTCAAAATCCATTTCATAGTTTATCAATCTATCTTTTAAACTTGTCTTTAAATCGCTTCCTTGTGTTTTTACAGTTACAGGTTTGCCATCTAATAAAACATTTTCAGATAATAATAAATCAGTTATTAATTCTGAATAATTCTCATCAACAAATCCTGTATTTAGTTTTACAGTTTGTTTACCGTTTGTATTAAATGTTTTAAATTGACCAATAGAAGTATTATAATTTATTGTATCTTGGGTTAATTTGTAATCCGTTCCTTTTACCGCAATGGTATTAGTTTGTTGTTTAAAGAATATTATATCTTTCCAACCTCCATAACGATTTACAAATGAACATCTAACAGTTGTATATTTACATTCTTCAATTGGATATGAATAAAATATATAAACAGTAGGACTTCCTGTTACAGGTGTTAATGTTAATGTAACTTTACATCCGTTAACAAAAGCAGCATCATTTACAATTCTTGTAATAGGTATTCTATAATTAGCAATTCCACTAACTCCTGCCATTATACTTTGACTAACTGGAGTTCCTGTTCCGTCAAGTTTTTCATATTTTGCCACAACAGTTGTAGTAGTTGTAGTAGCTTTATCAATTAATAAATTTAAATATTCTATTTTACCATCAGCATATGTACTTTGCCAATAGTAATTATTAATACTTGGATTTGCTAATAATGTTAATACACTATCAGTTGCAACTTGATAACCATCTGAATAATTGCTAAATCCATTAACACCTACATATTCAGTTGTATCTAATAATGTATAAGTACTTGCAACTAATTTATATCTTTTAACTTGAAATCTTGTCCATTCATTAGAACTTTCAGCTACAGGTACAAATGTAGAATCAACATTATTAGGATAAATATTATTTATAAATTCTTTGACATAATTTGAAACATTATAATTTGTAGTTATTTGTGATGCACTTGGTATTGCTTTTGATAATGAATAAAATCCTGTTCCTGATGTTGGATAAGCACTTCCATTCCAAATAGATAATTCTATTTTACTCCCTATTTGTCCAGTCTCTGCAACTGTAATTATATAAGGACTTCTAACTTTTACTACTTTCATTTTATATCTTTTAAATTATAATCTACCATTGTTTCAACATCTTGTCCAAATGCTTTTAATAAATCTACGTCTATATATTTTTTATAACCTGCTTCAAATGGTTTAGTGAAAAATAAAGAAGGTTTAATTCCATTTAAAAATATACTTCTTGCTATTGCATATTGTAAACCTTTTCTTGATTGAAATTCTCCTTTAGCGTTTCTTGGTGCTATTCCTTTTTTTACTATCCATTTGTCAAATGCTTTTGCAGGAGGCATTTTATTTTTATAACTATATGGTGTATTGTATTTTTTAATTTTACCAGAAACTCCTTTGTCCTGATAAATACCATAATCAACCATAGAAAAGCCAACTATGTTAAATCCATTATCACTTACAATTTCACCTTTAATAGAATTATATAATTCTTTAGAACTATTCTTTCCATTTTTAGTTAAATTACTTCTTGATTGTTGGATAACATAATCCCTGAATTTAATTAAAGTCTTTTGAACTTCTAACATTTGCTCATTTGGTTTTGAATTACCATATCAAAAGTAACAGTTACTCCTGCCATTTTATTTTCAAATCTTTCTGTAAAAAATTCACAAGATGGTGTGCCTATTAATTCATAATCATCTCCAAATTTACCCATTCTTAAAACTTCCAAGAATCTATTAACTACCATTAATTGTGTATTTAAAACATCTTGCTCGTTGTCATTACCTAAAAATATATCAGTTGTTAATGATTTACTTTCATCAACTATATCCATACATAATATAGATACATTGTAATTCCAAGTTGAACCCAGATACGTGGCTGAATTAATTATAATATGGCTTAAAGGAAATATTGTAAGCTTGTTTAAATCAACTTTAAATATATCTCCAATAGTAACTGTATTTACAAATAAATCTTCCTTTAATTGATTCTTAATTGCTTGTGTTATTTCGTAATAATGTGATGTCATCTATTCTGTCTTTTAATTAAATCAGCTTCTATTTTATTCTTTTCTTTTTCAAATGTCAGATATGTTAAACATTGATTAATTGGTAATCTTGTAACTGCGTCAAATCTGTTAATGTCTCCTTGAGCAAGAGCATAGATTGAACTATACCATCCCCACTTTTGTCCGAAGTTTGCTGTTGCAGAATATTCTGTACCTCCGTGTCCTTCTCCAAATAAGCTATAGTAGCTTTCAATAATTCGTTGCCTAAACGATAAAAAAAAACCGTAGCACCTAAACAAACATCTAATGGCGCAAACTTCATTACTTCAGCATATGTTATTGTTCCATTATAATCTTCAATCTCATACGTGCCATTTAAGCCTTTCTTTTTAATTGGTCTATATAACACTGCCATTGCTTTATGTATCTCATCCCAATCGGTTATATACGTGTCTAAATCTGTATACTCACCAAATGTCATATCTTCTAAATTAGGAATAAAACCAAATTCAGTTCCACCCATTTTAAATGTAGGTATAAAAGAATGATTCTGGTTAAACATATTTCCTATAGATGTAGTTATATCATTTACATCTTTATATTTAATTGAAGCAACTTCTTTTAAATCTATTCCACAAAATATCTGTACCATTTTCTGATGTAGAAATTCTGTATCTTCATTATCTTTAGCTATCTTTAAAAAAGACTGATACTGTGAAAGTTTTATTTCACTTAATTTAGTTGGTATTGTTATTTCTAATTTCATTTGATTTGTTTTTTATAATAATAAAATAATGTGTAAATTGTATTAAACAAAAAAAAGACCTACATTTCTGTAAGTCTAATTTCCGACCAAGGACACCTTAATCCCAATTACTAACCTTGTGTTTTTCTTATAGCCATTTCGGATTATCAGCTCCGATGCTTACATAAGAGCAGGTTTACTGACTAATGATTTGCTTGTACTCCAGATTACTGTTAAACCTTTTTCATCCTTTTAGCACCATCATTAATTAACAGTTAGCATTAGTAATTTCTTTTATATCTATTGCAAAGAAGTTCTGTTTAAACATATCTTTAAATAGTGTAATAACCATCTGTTCATTTTCTGCTATTATTTTAGCATACTCATAATCTTTCTCATTGTCAGCGTATCTGTACCAACCTTTAACTTCGTATTGTTTCATAGTGTTTGTTTTAAGATTAAATATATTTTACAAATATAATACTTTTTGTTATTTATATTTTACTTTAACTTTTATTTAACATTACCTTTGATGTCAAGATAAACCCTAATTTTAATAGTTATCCTACGATGAAAGGTAAGCACTTGCAACCTTATACATTTCCTGCATCTTTCTAATTTCACCTATATTACGAGGCAAATTAATAACCACCTGTACATTCTTTATGTGGTGAATATAACATTGTATTGTTGCAATTATTTCCCCGTATGTCATTAGTATATAAAATAACTTCCTTTGTTTGGGTTCTCTAAATGTGATGTTGCTGCATATCGCATAGCATCTATTGCGTGATTATAAGCATCTATTGGTTTATTCATTTTAACTCCTGTCTTATCTGTTAACCAAATGTAGTTTCTTAATTCGTTTATTAGATTCTTACTTCTTGATGTGATATATATTTTGTTTTGATTGATTAAATTCAAGCCAAATAAGATACTATCTTTTCCTTTTGATACAGGTAATACATTATGTCCATAACTATTCAATTCAGCTATTGATTTAGGTTCTGCACTATCAGCATAAACAATATCATTTACTTCATTTGCTTTTAATAGATTAGATATTTCACTATTTAATAATCCTTTCTTGTATATTACCTCATCAAATATATAAGCATCATTGTATTTGTACATAGCAACTAAACTTGTAGGGTCATTTGAATAACCAAAATCCATTCCGTAACATAATATTCTTGCTTCTGTTGGTAAATCTATTTCATTCCAATCTGTAATACATACACCTTCTAAACTACCTGTTTGTCCAAGTCCATATACTTGCCACCAATTAGCCCAATATGTAGATGTTAATGCTTTTACTTTTGCTGATTCTATTTCTTTTATAATAGTATCACTTAATGCTTCATTGTCTAAATATGTTAATGTAATAAAGTCTATGTTATCTTGTGTTAATATTTCTTTGTCTACCCAAAATGTAGAAGCAGGATTATAATCTAACCATATATCACCAGATGTTCTAATTGCCATTTGATAATAGCTTTCAAAGTCTATATTATTACATTCGTTTACGTATAATATGTTTCTTCTTGCTCCTCTTAACTTGTCTGGTTGGTCTACAGAAAAGAATTCAATATAACTACCATTAGCAAATGTGTATTTTAAAGTAGACTTATTAAATTGGTCATCATTATACCTACCTAATGCCATTATAATCTTTAAGAAGTCTTTTAAAGCACCTCTACGTAAATGTGGTATTGATTCAGATACTACACTTATTTCAAGCATTGGTTCTTTTATTGCTTTATCAATTAGTAAAGGAAGTATTCCAAAAGTTTTACCTGCTGAAGTACCTCCTCTAATAACTTTAATACGTTGCTTTAAACGTGATAACTTTCTTATTGCAGTAGTTAATACAAACTCCATATAATAGTGTCTTAAATGTCATCAAAATTGATGTTAAAGATAGGTTGCTCGTTTGTTACTGTAATGTCTTTTGTTTCTCTTGGTTTACCAGCATAATAGTTATAGAATAATTGAGTGAATTTAAAGTCTCCATTCTCTAATCCTTTTTCTAATGCCATAAATGCTATTGGTTCTAATGCCCCAAGTTTTTCAAGCAACTTTACTTCTTCTGCTTTTGATTTACGTCCTGCACTTTTGTTACCACCGTTGTATTTTCTTTTATCTTCCATAATCAAATAATATCATTATTGAATTAAAAATAAACATTTTTGTTTATTGTTTATCTTTAAATCCATTTTTCAATCTCATTAAATTATTTGCCCTTTCTTTTATCTGTTTAAATTCAGAATCAGTTTTAACTCTTTCAGATAAACATTTATCACAATATAAATTTTGAGATAATCCTGTTGTTATTATTACACTACATAGTTGACATAGTGTAGCACCTATTCCTCCATTTAATTTATGTATTGGTTTCATTCTCCTTGTCCTTTTTTAATTAAATAATACCATAGCCAAATCATTTTTGACCTTATAAATTCATAAGCGATTAATACTAATATATATTTCATAATTCTTTTGGTAGATTCATTTTATTGTATTGTTTAAATAGTTTTAATAGTCTTTCTACTTTTTTTATTTCCATATCTTCAAATAACCAATGTGCAAATTCAATAGCATATTCATCAGCTATTTGTTCTAACTTTTCTTTAGTTGTCATTTTCATCAGTTTTATATTCCCAGAAGTATTCACATTCTAATCCTTCATTAGGTGGTTTACAAAAGTATGATTGTCTAAACTTACTTGGTTCTGCTTTATATCTATAACATAAAGAAGATAGTTCGCAGTTGTTTCCTGAACACATTGTTATATCTGGCATCTTATTTATTATTTACGTTTTTAATATAAATCCAGTTTACTAATATATCTGTTTCTTTTCCTTCTAATCCTGCTTCAACTATTTCTGCTTGTTTAAATCCTGCTTCAAATGCTAAAGTCATTAATTCAATTACTTTGTATTTTTTCATCTTAATTGTTTTTATTATGTTCTATTACTTTCATATTCATATCGTAGATAGCTTCTAAACGTAGTATCATTACATTGTGATGTTCTGTATCTTTTGTTTTATTTAAAAGGTTGTTTAACTGTTCTATTATTTTGTATTCGTATGCTGCTTTTTCAAGTTTATTTATTCTTAAATTACTTTCTTCTAATTGTATTTCTAATTCAGATACTCTTAAGTTTTTCTTTTTAATTTCTAATCTTAACTCTTCATTATCTTCTGTATTTAAAATGTTTTCTTCATCTATTTCATTTGTTATTATGTTTCTTAAACTTCTTAAATCTCTATTAAACTTTTCATACATTTCATAATTGTTTAAAGAATGTATTACTGTTGCGTGATTCTTATTTACTGATTCAGCTATTTCTTGTAATGTCATTTTAGGTTTAAAATGTTTTACCAAATAAAAATATAATGCTCTTGCTTCTATTATATTATGCTTCCTACTATTTTTAGAAACATCTATATCAGTTTCTTTTAATATTATTTCTTTTAATCTTTCTGTTATTTCCATTTAAAATAGTTTTTGTTGATTTGTATGATTTGTTATTCTTTGTATTGCTTTGTCATAGTATTCTTTATCTAATTCACAAGCTGTTAATTCATATTTATAATCGTGTGCTGCTATTGCTATTGAACCTGAACCTAAATGAGTGTCTAATATTTTATCTCCTTCTTTAGCGTATTTATCTAAAATCCATTTGTAAAGTGCTACAGGTTTTTGTGTTGGGTGTATTCTTGTTTCTTTATTTTTCATATCTCCTTGTAACATTCCTTGCCATTTAAACTCAAATAATCTAACAGCAGTATCTAAATTTGTCCAAGCAAGTTCACAATCAGCAAATGAATTTTCTCCATTAATTTTATTCCATACAATCCAACAACTACTATTCGCTTTTGGTATGTTTTCAATAAAATGATTTGCACCCCATATAATTACATTTTTAGAAACTCTTATTAATTCAGTAAAATATTCTTTTGATGGTGCAATTTGATTCCAAAGTTCTTTATGGTATTTTTTTTGTTTTGATATTCCTCCACCTTTTCCTGATGTATAACCTCCAACAATATTTGAACTTCCATAAGGCGGGTCTACAATAGCTAAATCAAAATAATTATCAGGATAACGAGCCATCAATAACATATTATCTTCGTTTGTAATTGTTATTTTATCTGTTACTTTCATAGCTTTTCTATTTCTTGTTTAACACTCAACCAATACTTTTGTCTAACATTAGGAACTTCAAACTGTGTTTCATATATTAATTCATCAACTGCTATTAATGCACTTTGTTTAGCCTTATCAAACTCATCACATTCCCAACAAGGAAATATAAATTTTTCATATAACTCTATTGCTTTTTCTTTTGGTGTCATAATATTCCTCTTAATACATATTGATTCAAATCTACATCGCTATCTTCTCCAAAGAAGTATTTATAATTATCTATTCCTTGTTCAAGTTTACGTTTGCCTTTATCATAAAATTCATCACTACATTCAAATATTCCAATGTCTAAACTTCCTTTATCAATACAAACAAATACAAATTCATCTACATTAAACATTTCCCTGTAAAGATATGCTTGTAAATCATAACTGTATTTATCTGCTGAATATCTAAATTCATTTAAACCAGTAGTAGTTTTTAAATCTACAATCATATTGTCTTTTAATATATCTGCTTTTGCTCTAAATGGTATTCCGTTTATCATTGCTATTTCAGGTATTTCAAATTGTGATTTAGACATATAGTGTACTGCTTCATCGTTTCTTAATATTGCATCAGCTAATCTTTCAGCAGCTTTAATCTCATTTGTAGTATAAACTTCTTTACCTTCTGCTTTTGCTTCTTTGTATGCTTTTCCTGCTTTTGTTGCTACATCTACAATAGTTAATTCATCTATCTTATGTGGCTCTAAAATCATTGTGTGGAATAGTTTACCATCTCTTAAAGGTTGTGTTTCACTTTGTCCGTACTTTGTAACGTACTTATACGTTTTAGGACTTGACAATACCATTTTAAGACTTGAACTACTTAAAGCTTGTTTACCAAGATAACCGTAATAGAATGAATCGTTATACATATTATCTATTAGTTCTTGTTTATCCCAAATCTTGTTGTCGAATGTTTTAATTTTTGTTTCCATTGTTTATTATTAGTTTTAGTATGTAATCGTATGTTGCTAATTCTCTTTCTGTACTATCAATCATTATCTTTAAATGTTCATCAGATGTTAAACTTTGTCCTGACATTAGTTCATTTATATATTTGAACAATTCTCTATCTAATCCCTGTACTTTAGATTGTATTGTAAAGTATGCAGCTTCATTCATTTTTTATAAGTTTTATTAAAATATTGTTCTGCACTTCTGTAACCATATAATCCACAATTAACACCAACTATATTAGCGTCTTTAATTTGTTCTTTTTCCATTTCTTTGGCTTGTTGGAATAATCCCTCAAACTGCATTCTATGTTCAAATGAAAAATGAATATCTAAACTATCTTGTAGCCATTGTACTGCTGTTTGTTTTTTCATATTCTTATGTTATCTAAATTATTCATTGTTTCATCATAATTCAATATTTCTCTAATTTGTTGTGCATAAGCTTCTGATTCATTCCAATCTTTTACTAATGCTTCAGCAATTAATTCTAACTGTTTACGCACATAAACATTGTCTGTTGTTTTCATAACCTCTATACAGGTTTCTAATTTGAATAAAATTTGTAGTTTGTCCATTTTGTTTGTTTTTTAAATTGTTATACGCAAATATAAACATTATTTGTTTATAAAAAACATTTTAACAAAAAATTAACTAAAAAAAAACAATCATTTCTGATTGCTTAATTTTAAATTAATAATTTTTCTATATATTTCATTAACCCTTTCAGAGTTTAATCCCCTATTATAATTGAATTTCATTATACGTTGGATTCTTTGTAATGCTGATTGTTTACTTCGTGTCATATTGCTTTAATTTTTCTAAATTATTATATACTTTTTCTATCCATTTTTTAAAATCTGATTCTGTATTATTATTTTTTGCAATATTGCACATCTTACAACAAGATACTGAATTTTCAAAAGTATATCCTAAATTATTATCACGTCTATCAACACCATTATAAGTTATATTATAATAACTTTTATAATAAACATTTTTAGGTTCTGAATCACAATAAAAACAATTACCTTTTAATAATTCTATAAAATCAATTAATTGTATTTCAAAAGATTTATTTCTTAAATTTGCATTTGCTTTATATGAATTAAATATAGAATTATATCCTGCATCTTTTTTAGCTATTTTATGTCTTGAATTTGCTGAATTAATTACATTTGATATTGCTCTATTGCATCCACAAGAAGTAGTTTTTTTAGATACTATTTGAGAAGTTGAAACTTTTGTTTTATTACCACAATCACATAAACATAACCAATATCTTTTTTTATATGTTTTTTCTTCATTATGATTTATTAAATTTAAAACAGTTAATTTATTAAATTTTAAACCTGTTAAATCATTTTGTTTTGCTCCCATTGTGTTTTTATTTTACGTAAATAAAGAATAAAATCCATACTTTCTTCAATAGCGTGTTCTATCCATTCTCCTGTACTTAAATCTGTTCTATCTAATGTTGTACCATATTTATTAATTCCTACGTTAGAACGTTGTTTAAATTGTTCTATTACTGATTCTACTATACTATCTTTCATTATTGATTCATTAATTTAAAAATTTCATTTACTTCTTTTGATATTTCAAATTCATAATGTAAAGTTTCTTCCGTAGAATGTGATAAATAATATAAATTTGAATTTATTCTAATTAAAATTCCTGTTACTAATCTAACTTTTTGTTCTGGGTCAGTTTTTAAAATAACAATATCTCCTATATTATATTTCATTTACTAAATCTTTTAGAATGTTGTGTGTAAAGTTCCATAACCTTTTTAGATGCTTCATATTCTGTAAATTCTATTTTTGTTTTATCTATTTCAAAAGTATATATCTTTAAGTTGTCTGATATTTGAAACTTAATTACGTGATACATTTTTGTGTTTTGTATTGGTTGTATTACATAAGCTAAATCATTCTTCCAGCATAATCTCATTGCTTCTAATTCATCTTCTTTTGGAGAATACTTTTCTGATTGTTTTTTAGCCATTTGTAACATCCTTTTTAAATATTGATTTTAATATTACAGGTGACCAAGTTTGTGTTAAACATAAATTATAAAGCATTTGCCCTAATTCATCAATATCAATATCATCATTTTCTGTTTCTATTGTTGATGTTTTTCCGTAAGATGTGTATGTTAATTTCATTAGTCTAATTTTAAAAATTCTGTTTCTCCGTACTCTTTGAACCATTCAGCATTTTCTTTGTATTTGTCTATTACTGCATTTATAAATACTAATTCATCTAATGTACTTGTTTGCAGTTTGGAAACTATTTCTTCTATACTTCTTAATATATTAGTTGTTGTTTCAGGGTCTGTGTTATAAATTATTTTAAATTCGTTTCTTACAGTTTCCTCCAAGTCTTTATTTAAACTATTTATCTTATGTTTAATCTGTTGCTTGTATTGTGTTGTAAAAATTAAACTTTCATTTGATTCTAACAGTAACTGACTTAATATTACTGATTTTAAATATTCCTGTTGTATTATGTTTATTTCCATTTTAATAGCTTTTATAATCTGTTATTTCTTTTACTGGAATTAATACTGCTTTAGATGTATTATTATCTCCCATACTTTTAATACTCCCTTTATCATAGTATTTTTTAAATATTGATTTTAATCTTTCAGTTTTTATAATTAAAAGAATATCATCTTCAAATTTACCACTAAAAATAAATACCCAATATTCAGCTAAACTTTTATTTATGCCAGATGGTTTTCCTCTACTTTCAAATTCAATAGCTATATTTCCACTTCTTGCTATCCAATTGTCTCTTTTTACTTCAATCATTTTATCAGTAAAAATAGAACCTAATAATTCTTCACCTACTTGTCCAAATTTTAAATCATATCTAAAATCATTGTTAAATTTCATCAGACTTGTATTCGTTATATACACGTCTTAATTCATCAAGTTTACCTTTCCAACAACTTGCACAAGAACTTATCTGTAAACGATAGTTAAATACGTTAAAATAGATGTCAGATACTTCTTGTTGTTCTATTGCATTTAATGTGCTTTGTTGAGCAGATAAATACTTTGTTAGTTTATTATAATCTGATTCATTTAAACAGTTTATATTTCTGTTGTATGGAAACAAATTATTTAGTTTAACTTTTCTTTCATCGCATCCACAATCTATACCTGTTGCTTCGCTAAACATTTCAACCACTTTTTTAATTCCTGTTGCTTCTGTGATAGCTTCTATTGTATCACCTAAACCTTGTGCTTTTCTTTTTGCCATTTTTAATTATTTTTATTAATAAATTTGATTGTAATCATTTTCAACGTAATCAGTATATTCCTTCTGGAATTTTTCTTTTAAAATAATTTTATAATTCTTAATTGAATGGAATATAGATATTAAACTGATTGTAGTTTCTTTTGAAATATCTCTCATAGATAAATCATTGTCTCTATAAAGTTTGAACAATTTGCGGTCATACCAACTCCAATTCTCAATCTCATCATCAATTAACATACATATATCATTATATGCCTTGTGTTCTTCTACGTTTGAATCGTCAAATAATTCCCAGCATCCATCTATTGGTACTTTAGTTATTTTCATTTTCTTATTGTAGAACTGAAAAAACAAAGATTTTAATGTAAAAAACATATATCCTTTTCTGACTTTTCCATTTGCATCAATAAGTTTAGAAGCATCAGCATATTTTATCAATGCTATATAACTTTCCTGTACTATATCTTCTGCATAATCATATTCACCAAATTTATGAATTATTTCAATCCATTCTTTGTGGTGTTTTGCTACTTGTTCCAGCCAGTTGAAGTTGTCCATATAAATGAAAATGATATTATTAATATTAGAACCTGTATAGTGTGTTCTGTTTCGTCATCAAATTCATCATCGTTGTACAATGCCCCGAGCATTACACCTTTAATTGGATTTATAATTATTTCACAATCGTAGAATTGTGCTATTATAAATGCAGTACATAAAATAAAACCTAAAGTGATTAATACCATATTAAAATAATTTTGCGTTTACTTTTACTACTTTCTTTTCAGAAATTACTTCTTTTAATTGAATTGAAAAATCAATATGTGTTAATTCAGAATCAACTTCTAATAGTTCTTCAATACAATCAGCTATGGGTGTTAAATTATATCTTGCTTCCATATCTGTTAATTCTTGTAAATATACAAGCTTTTCTTTTAAATCTTTAAAGAAACTTATTAACATTTTATTGTCTGAATGATAAAGTAACATTCTTTCGTTTGAAACTTGTAATTCTTCTAAGTGGTTTTTAATTGTTGTTTTCAAAATATATCTTTTAATGGGTCATAAAATGCTCCTTCAACTTGTGGCAATCCAAAATTATTTACTTTAAAACTAAAGTTTTCAAATGGTGCATTTCTGGAACGTTTACAACTTACGGTTACTAATCCTTTGTTTACTGTGTTTAATTCTAATTGTATTTGCGTTTCTGTTTTCTTTTCTAAAAATGAACCTAAATGCCCTGTTGGTTTATCAGTTCCAAAATTAGAATGTATTACTGTTACTATGTGGCAATTTAATTCCTTTGACCATTTCATTAACTTTTGAACTACATTATTAGATTCTTCTATATTATTTACATCAGAACATAAATCTGCAATACCATCAATAATTACTAATCCAATATTTGTAGCCTCAAGTTTATCGTAAAGGTAATATTCTATAAATTCAACTCTTTCTTTAAATGATAATTGTCGCAAGGCTAAAGTATGGTATTTATCTGTTTTTATTCCAGTCATATCAATAGGTCTTTTAAACACATTTGCAGCGTGAAAATTGCCCTGTTCAGTATCAAAATGTATTAGGTGCTTATTGTCTCTATTGGCCTTTAAATCACCTCCAAATTGCTCTAATTCGTCTGCTAAATATATTGCTGATAATAATGATACAAAGAATGTTTTTTTACTTTTAGGAGGAGCTTGTACAAAGCTAAAATTACCATAAGTTCCTATTGGTGTAGGATATTCTATTTTTCCATCTTTAGTTTCGTAACTTTTAACACCAAATGAAATAGCTGGTTTTGGATGCGTTATCTTTTCTAATGGATTAATGAAACATTCTGCTTCAAAAACTTCCATTAATAATCTCTTTTCGTCTTTGTTTAATTCCATTTGTTTGTTTGTTTGTTAAAAAAAGGGAACTTTTACATTCCCTTTTGAGTATAATTTTAGGTAGACTAATCCCTAAATTAATAATTAATTAGAAAGGTAAATTGTCATCTACAACTGATGCAGTTGCTTCTGCTTTTTTATCAGCAACTGAAATAGTTCCATTTGTCCAAATTACATTTCCATTTCCTAAATACGTTTTAGGCTTTTTAGCTTCTCTTTCTTCTTTTGTTTGACTATCAGTTAAAGATACATTTTGTCCCCATTGGTTAGATTCGTCATTTACTCCAACTGTAAAGTTGTAATAAACTGCACCATCTTTTCCTGATACAAATTTTTCTTTAGGTAATTTGTCAACTCTTAAACTTACATTAATTAATGCACTCATATTATTTAATTTTATTTTGCTTACCTTTTTTTACTGTTGTCAGCTATTCAGTTTTATTATTTAACTTTTAATAATTCGTCTTTTACAACTTTAGTCATTTTATACTTTCCTTCAATAGTTGCAATATTACCACCATTTTTTAAATATTCAATAGCTTTATTAAATTCTGGTGTATTTTTATTTAACCATTTTTTATCATCTAATGCTGCACTTATTTCTTTTGATGTTAAAGTTTCTGCAACATTTGATTTTTTACTTGCTAAATTTGCATCATCATCTTCTGCCTGTAAAGCTAATAAAGATTGTAAAGTGTATCTTCTAAAATAAGTGATTGCCGAACCTAATTTTTGCGGGTCTGTTATTCCAGTTAGGTTAATTCCTGATTCAATAGAAAATCCATTTGTATCATAAATAATACTTTTTACTAAATTATCTTGAATAGGTTGCAATAATAATAAACCATTTTTTTGTATAATTGGTTCAACGTGCATAAGTAAAGAATTTATATCAAAGTATTTACTTTTAAAAAAAGGATTGCTACTATCTTTTGAAATCCTACCTACTTCAGATTTAACTGCTGCTAATTTTTCATAAAAATTTAATTCTGTCATTTTTTATAGTTTTAAGTTATTGTTTTTTCTAAAATTTATACATTCTTCTATTGTTAAAAATCTATATTGTTTATTGTTAAATTGAGTTGTAAATTTACTTTTTAAACCTTTTGTTATTTCATCTTTATAAATTCCAACATAACCAGTTATATCATTTGCTTTTCTTTTATGATTTAAAGAATTTTCTAAACAACTAACATCCCTTAAATTTTCAATTCTATTATCACTTGTTATTCCATTAATATGGTCTATTAAATTATCAGGGTATTTTTTATAATTATAAAGCCAAATTAATCTATGTGCTTTATGTTGTTTACCTTTGTATTTTATAATTAAATACCCAAATTTATCTTTACAGCCATTACTATTTTTTCTTGTAATTCTATTTAATAATCCAGTTTCATTATTATATTTAAAATTACTTATTAATTCTTCATATTCCATTTTAATTTGTTTTAAGGTTATAAAGTTCTTGTTTAATTATTGTCTTGTATTCTCTTGGACAATTTTCATCAGCTAATTCAAAACAGTATGTTTCTAATATTTGAAGATGGTTTTCTAATTTGCAAATTCTATCTTGCATTGCTTCTAATCTAAATCTGTTGTAATCTAATAAATCTTTCATTTGTTAAAGTGTTAAAGTTAATACTAAAGTAAAAAATAATCCCCATAAAATAAATGCTAATCCGATGTCTTTTAAATTTTGTTTCATTTTGTTTGTTTTTAGTTGTTGTTTTTAATTGCTTTTTTAATTGCGTTACCTACTAAATAAGATTGTGGTATATCTTTATTTCTACCTTCAGGAAATATTCCACTTGCTTTAAATCTATCATAAGATATTGCTGTAAATTTATCAGATTTTAAATTATAGCAAAATTGAACAATAATTTTATCAATAATAGCTTCACCAAATTGAATAATACCTCTTGTTTCTGTAATTTTAATTTTTTGAACATTCATAATTTCTATTTTTTAAATTGTTATTGTTTGTTGAGTACAAATATATAACTGTTTTAGATATAAAAGTGTTAAAGAAAAGTTAAAGTTTTAAAATAAAAAAAGGGACGCTAATTAAAGCATCCCTCTTCTAACAAACAATATATAAACAGAGAACTACAAAGAATCTAATTTAGAATTATAGTATTCAATCATTTCAATCAAATTTGATTCTGTAAATTTAACTATTTTTTTAGATTCTATCATTAAATCTTCTGCAAAGTTATCACCATATTGTAAACATAATTTTTTACCAAATTCAAACTGCATTCCTTGATTACAAATATTACAGGAATAACATTGAACTTGAACATTGTATTCATTCCATCTTGTTGAATAATGTCTTCTTGACGCAAAATGACCTGCTTGTAGCTTCTTATATTCATTTTTGACTCCACAAGTAAAACATTCAGATATATTATTTACAGCATATCTTCTTCTAATATATTGTGAAAATATAGTATCAAGTTTTTTAATTAAAATACTTCTTTTTATTTCTTTAGCCATTTATATTTTATTACCTTTTTTAAGATTATCTATCGCCCATAAAGGTTGAAAATTAGTATAATGATTTAACTTTATAAGTTCTTCTTCATTTTTTGCTAAAGATACAGGATATATATGGTCCATATGCCATTGTCCTTGATTTTCCCAATTCATTCCTTCAGTAAATTGTTTTTCTAAATGTGCTTTAAATTCATCAAAAGAACATCCTAATATATTAAAAGTTTTAGATTTTTTACTATAACCTTGTCTTTTAATTGATATTCCAATTAAATTTCTTGTATTACATTTTAATTTTAAAAGAGGATTATTATTTTTTCTTTCTACATAAATTTTATTTAATTTATCTTTATTTTTAAAATGATATTCTTTATGTAATTTAGAAATTTTTTCTTTATTTATAATAAAATATTCTTTTTTATATTCTTTTATTTTTTCTAAATTATTTAAAACCCATTTTTTTTGCGATATAATTACCTTATCTATATTATTTGTTTTATATTCCTTATTATATTTTTTTATACAAATTTTACAAGTTCCAGAAAAACCATCATTATTTCTTTTTTCTTTATAAAAATTATTTAATTGTTTTTCTATATTACATTTTTTACATTTTTTCATATACAAATATAATTATACATTATTAACATTAACATACAATAACTTTATTTTAAAATAGTATTGTTTTAATTTTTTATCCTGTAACTTTGCCTTGTAATCAAAAAAACAAAATAAGTATTTAAAAAAAAGATTAAAATAAATAACCAAAAAGAAACAAAATAAATAACAAAAAACAAAGTGTGGAGAAGGCTACTATATGCCAAATTTATCTACCCTGACCTTTGTATTTCTTTTGATAATTTTTAGAAGATTTTAATTTAGAAGATTTTGTTTTTGAATGTACACCTGGTCTTGAAATATTAGTTTCTATACGGGTAGAAACCACCGTCTGTTTTGCCATACTAAATAAATTATAATTATAATTAAAATATATCCTATTGGATTAGAAGTTTTTTCTATATTTTTAACTTTTGTATTTTCTTTAATCTTTGTAGTTTGTTGTTTATCTTCGATTTTAGACACTTTTATATCTTCTTTATGTAAACTATTGTCTTTTGTATTTATGTGTCTTAAAACAACGTTTTTGTACGTTATACCGTTTATTACAATATCTTTACAAGTATCTAATGGAGTAATTATAAATTCATCAGTTACAATATCATTTTTAGTTTCAATTTTAATATCTTCTTTCGTCTCTATTTTAGTGTAAATTTGGGACAAAGAATCTTTTTTAACTTCTTCTATTACTACTTTTCTTGTTGAACAAGATGATAATATTGTGATTGAAATTGTAGCTAATATAACTGATAACCAAAATGTAATAACCCCTTTATTTCGTGAAATAATTGTCTGCTTCAATTTGTCGTCTTTTAGTTAAACCTGCTAATTTTTTAGTTCCTACTTTATCCCATTTTAAAAATTCATCTGCAATAGAATGGTCTAATCTATTATTATTTACTTTCTTTAATAATGTGCTTCTCATAAAATTTGCAACTCCAACATTATAAGCAAATGAAACTAAACTATTAAATTGATTTTGTGTTAATGGTTGTGTAACACATTTAGAAACTCTTTTAGCAAAATTATCAGCAATATCTTTAAACATATCAAATGCTTCAGCTTTAGTTATTTCTTTATCGACCATAGTAACTTTTTTACCATCCTTATAAAATGTGTTACCATAACCAATAGTAGCTAATTTTGCAGGGCATAGATATGGTTTAGCACTAAACCCTTCAAATTCACAAATTAACATATAGCCTTTATTGTCTAATTTCATTTTGATAGTAATTTAATTATTGTTCCAACTAATCCAGCAGTTAATAAACCTGCGACAAATTTTAATTGGCCGATATAAACGGACTTTTTAGCCATATCTAATTCAATAAATTCTAACTTTTCTTTAAGAACTTCTATATCGTGTCTTATAGAATCAATATCAGAAATAACACCTTTATTACCATTTACTTTAGAACCTACTAAAGCACTTGATATGTGTTGTAAATCTTCTTTTATTAAACGAAGGTGTTGTTCCATTCTGTCTAATCTTTCTTTTTCTTGAAATTCCATTCTAACTTTTTAATTTTGCAACTATATCCGTAAATCCTTGAATGCTTACATAAGCAGTAGCTATCACTACCCAATCTTGTGAAGTTAAATCCCCTGCAAATAATCCACAACAAGCTATTACAAACACCATTAATTTGCGTGATATAATCTTATTTAATATTTTATCTAAATTATTCATTTCCTAATACTTCTTCTAATCTTTCGGCAGATAAATACCAAAATCCATCTCCTTCTTCAATATCTGTCCATCTTAATGTCTCGCCACAAGGTAAACCAAAATAAGTATTTACGGTGTTTAACGCTGTTTGTGCTTCTTCGTAAGTGTTGTATTTATAAACCATAATAATTTATTATATTTGTTTGAATATTTGTAACATTTGATTGATTTTTCCAAATAATTGACTCCTGAATATATCCGTTAGCAGAAGACGGAAACGATGCATTTCCAGAAAAACCAAGGGGCATTGATAGTGTAGCGTTTGTAAATGAAGCTCCTGTACCTATTGATGTTGTATTTCTATATGCTGTGTATGTACTGCTTCCCGCGACTATTGAATACAATCTAGTTACACCGTCATTTGCATTTGAAAGATGTGTTGCATCTGTACTATAGGATATATATATATTAGATAAATCAGTAGCTGGAATTCTTGGCAAATACCATCTTGGCGAATTTGTTGAATTTAATGATGTAAATGTCTGTGCGGCTGTTGCTGTAGTTAATGGCGTAGCTACTACATAGTGTGATAAATTATTAAAAAACATATTAGTGCTTGATACATTTAAACGATTAGAATTTGCAGATATAAATCTAACCGCTACTTTACCACCTGATAACTCTAAATTACCTAAATTTACTAATCTTGGTTGTTGCCCTGCAGTTGCATTAGTTGGATTTATATTAGTACCACTTTGGTCATACCAAGTTACCACAAAAATATTTTGATTAGCAGTTACTCCAATATCAGCAGCTCCATATCCAGCTATTGCAGCAAATTGTCCTAAAGTAGTTGCAGTTGTAGCAGTTCCAGAAGCATAAGTTATTGGACTGTTTAAACTAATTGTATTATTAGAATCAAAACTTACATTGACTTCAGTTGAAGTTATTGCAGTTCTTCTAACTCTTAAACAAAATCCTGTATAAGCACTCCTTAATTTTCGTAAAGAATAAGCGTGATGTGCTGATGGGTATAAATCTAAAATATAAGAAAAATTACTCCATACAAGATTGTTACCAAGGTAAACCGAACTTATTTGATTAGTACCAAACTTTATATCTGTTAAACTATTTAATCCTAGTGCTATACTCATACTATAAAATAAAGTGTTGTAGCGTCTTTTGTTCCTATTGCAGCATATTCAGCAGCTGTTACTGTTGTTATTGTATTTGTGGTGTATGTTGTAGCTATATTCTTTGATATTTTACCTGTTAAATCAGTTGTTAAATTTGTAACTTTAGATTGTGAAAGTGTAGGGATATCTGATTCAATTAATGTAGTTCCAGCAGTTACTAATCCCTTTGCATCATAAGTTATTTTAGTGTTTGTTGCTCCTGTAATAGCAGTGTTAGTTGATACTTTACCATCTAATTGTGTTTGAACAGAACTTCCTGAAACTCCTTTTAATAGCGCTAATTCAGTAAGACTTGGATAGGTTGCGGTAGATAAACTAACCACGTTTTTGCCTGCATCAAATGAAGCAATAGTATTTATAGTTTGTCCTGAAGCGTTTAAGCCTGTTCCTATTACAGTTCCTACGCTATTAATATAAGCTTTTAATACACTAGATGTTTTAAATTCAGCAATATTAGAACCTGTTACAGTTTCAAAAACTCCACCAGCAGCTAAATCCGAATATGCGTGTATACCAATCCCACCACCCAATGCAAAAGATTGTATGCCATCTCCATTTAAAGATTGTGCAAATATAGCTGCATTATTATCAGACCCAGCAAATATTCCATATTCGGATTGAGAAAGAGCAGTTATAGGAACATCAGCAGGTGAATTAAATGTTTTTGCCCCAGCAATAGTTTGTGTTCCTGTTGTAATTGCTCCTCTTGCAGTTGCACTTGCATCAGGTAAATTAAATGTATGTGTACTTCCACTTGAATTAATAGCGAAGTCTGTTCCTGTTGTTCCTGTTGCAAAATTCTGAACTTGTGCTTGTAATCCATTTAAAGCAGTTAATCCTGTTGAAAATGTTGTTATTACCTCACAAAGGTGTCCGTTTTGTGTATGTAGTGTAATTGTTTTGCTTGAAGCATTTACATATACTCTAATAGCTAATCTATCATTAACTGTTAATACCGTTTCAGGCACTGCTAATGCAGTAAAATAAGCATCGATAGCCGTTCCATTTGTTATTCCTTCAGGAGCAGCAGAACCACTTGCAATTAAGGTAAATGTAGTTCCATCGTATTTATACAATTCAGCATAAAATGAAGGTGAACCACCAGCAGAACTTGAAGAAAAGAAAAATTCTAAATTCCAATTTCCAGCAGGAATAAGTAATAATGAAGGGTCGGCTACATCAGTTATAAATGAAGCTATATATCCATTTGTATTTCTATTAAAGTCTGCACCTGTTCCTATTACGGGAGTCTTGCTAAATTCATAATAAGTTGTACCTCCAAAAGTACCCTGACTTGTACCACCGTTTAAATAATAATTAACACTTGAACCTCCGCCACCTGCACCTTCTAAAGTAACAACATTACCACTTGAGTCAACACCAATTAATTTACCAGTACTTGAAGGAGATGCACTTGTTAATCTTTCAAGTCTTAACCCTGATGTATTTGCTGTTTCAGAGTATATATGTAATGTATTTGTTGGGTCTACAACTCCTATACCTATTTTGCCTCCTAATATAGGGGTAATTGATGGGTCTCCTGATATATCCGAATGAGTTCCTGTGCCAAATAATACACCACCTAAATTTATACTATCCACTGCTGCATTTGGCAATGAAATATTTGTGCCTATAATTATATTATTTGAACTTATATTATTATCAGTAAAAGACTTACCAACTTTATATCCTAATAAATTTGAATTATTAGCACCTGATGCATTAGTACCAGCATCTTTACCAAAGAAATTTGAATTATTAGCACTTGATGCTCCAATACCAGCTCCAGTTCCAATGAAATTTGAATCATTAGCATAGCTTGCATTATAACCAGTCCCTGCTCCAATAAAATTTGAATTATTTGCGGTTGTTGTACCATAACCAGCACCATCTCCAAGAAAAATTGAATTAGTAGCAGTTGAATTTTCTCCAGTATCAATCAATCCAGTTGAAAAAAGACTATTATTATTTACAATAGTTATAGGTGAAGATGCTGGAATTGTAGGTTTATTTAATATTTGAGCATCGCCACTAACTGCATTCCAATCAGCGTTTACGTTTACCTCTGCACCTGTTTCAATGCCACTTAATTTTGTTTTTTCAGCAGTAGTATAATCGTTTAAAGTAGCACCTGCTAAAGTACCATTCCCTAAAGGCACGATTGCATCATCTCCAGTATCTGAATTAATTGTAAAATTACTTGCAGTTTGTGTTGTACTTAAATTTGTAACTCCTCCGCCACCTGTAACTTGATTAACATTTACAGTAGTTAAATTTGGATTTACAGTTATTGCAACTGTTTCAGTTGTTTCATAAACATTAATATCTATTATATCGTTTGCCATTACTATCGTGTTACGTCATTAGTTATTGAAAAATTACCACTTATATAAGTTTTAACAGTACCATCTGCTTTTATAAGTTCAATATCATAAATATAATTATAAGCATCTAAATTTATTATTTGCCTATTAATTCTAAATGAACCTGTAGCAGCATTTGTAATTGTTATTCCAGCACTTGCAACAGAAGTTAATGAAAGAAATATTACTCCTCCATATTCTTTTCTTAATTGCATACGTAATGTGCAACCTGTTAAATTTAAAGCTACCGAATTAACAAGCATTTGAAAGTTTACTAATTCAAATGTATCTCCTTTTATATGTGTAAAATCTAAAGCCATTATTTGTCTTTATTTAGTTTGTTTAAAAATACCTCTAACTTTTTTACGTTAGTTTCTTTTGGCTTGTATGTTTCTTTTATAGTACCCATCCTGTAAAGTTTGCATTGTGGTCTGGAAATACATCAGCATTTGAATTAGCAGTATATTCAGGAAATAAATTTTGATTAAAACTCATATAATCAATAAAACGATTTGTATAAGATTGTGCAACATCTCTTTCTTTTTCAATTAAAAAGTCTATTTCAGATTTTTCAACTGTAGAACTGTTTTCAGAATTATGTTTGAATACTCCTTTATTTGATACTTTATAAGCAGCGTAAGGCAAAAACTCTACCATTGCCCAATGTATTACCATTGGCTTAATATATTTGCTTAAAAGCGTTGTATATGGAGCAGCTAAATTACCTGCAACAATACCATCATTAATTTTGTCGTATAGTTTAGTTCCTAAATAATTTTGTATGTGTAATTGTTGTGCTTGATAAATATATTGTGTATAAATATCAGGGTCTAAATTACCATTCAAATTAGTAAATTTAACTATATCATTTGTGCTTATAAAAAGTCCTTGTGCCATATCTTAATTAGTTTGTATATCCCATTTTATTCCAATACTCTTGTGTGTATCCTTTTGTAGGCATATCACTTGGCTTCATAGAAACTTCTTTTTCATTACGTATTCTATATCCATATTTTTCAGCTATTGCATTGCTTAATGGTTTTGCTTTAGGACTTGTTGGGTCTATTTTTACACCATCTAAATTCGCATAAGTTCTACGTAACCATTTATGTTCACATCTTGCTCCACCTTTATATAACCAAATAGAATATGTATCAGCACCTTTAACTCCAAATCCAGCATTTACAACTTGACCACCCATAGAAATAATATCTTCTTTTCTATAAACTTTGTCAGCATTTACCATTTTATTGCAAAATTCTCTTTGACCTGATAAATTTCCACTATAAACATAACGTGTAATGAAGTTTACACCATCAACTACTTTATCTTGTTCTGATTTATTTGTTGGTCTTGCAACTCCTGTAGTTACAAAATTCCACATTTTAGATAATGTACTTTCTTTTTTAGAATTTATGTTTTGTATTTCTAAATCTAATTCATCTTCAGTATCATAATCAACTTCTGTTTCGTCAATTATTAACCATTCTTCGCCTAATGTTTCTCCTTTTTCAATTAATAAATCTGCAATAGAATCATTTGATAAATTATGCGAACACATTTTAACACCTGTTTCTTCTTCCATTGTTTCAGCATCCATTCCAGATACATCAATAAATTCTAAAGGTTGTATTGTTTTGAAATATAACTTTAATGATATATTGTTAATAGCTAAAATAACGTCTAATGCTTCAATTATTTCTAATTGGTATGGTTTTATTACTATATTGTCAAATAATAGCGTAGCAGTCTTTATTTCGTCTGCATTGTTACCTAAACCACCATCACCTGTTCTAATTCCTAATAACATTGGAGAAGTAACTCTATGTCCTACAATTAGCTTTTCAAAACATTCTTTACTTAAATATTCATAATGTGCAGGAGCATCATTTAAAGGCAAATCTTCTACAGTTGTTTTAGATTCAGCATTTTGATTAAAAGCTACAATTACTTTTTCACCTCTTGAACCTGTAAGTTTAGAAAGAACATCACGTTTAATTTTATCACGCATTTCCTCTGTAGGAATACCTGCATTGAAATTGATTACTTTAGTTCCACTAAAACCATTTTGACAATCATTAATTTGATAATCTGCTATGTTTTCTTCTAATAAAGCATAAGGTAAAGAACCAGAATAATCTATAGGACTATAATAATCAAATCCACTTACATAAGGTTTAATAACATATATTTCAACTTCATTTCCATTACCAAATCCAAAAGCAGGTATTTTTCTAATTTGTTCAGTTGGTTTTTTATTTTTCCAATCGTGATGGTAATACCAATTTTCAATCTCTCCTTTATCATTACATTTTTCTGCTCTTAATGTTTGCATTGGAAAGTGTAAAACTTGTTTTACTTGTTTCTTTTCCATTACAACTTGCATTGCAGCCATTCCTAAAAGTTTGCGTTCTAAAGATATTTTCTTTAAATCAGCATCTTTTATAATAGATTTCATTTGTGCGTATTCATTAGGCTTTTTATTAGAATCTAAAGCATCTAATCCTTTGCCATAAATCATATTAGCAACACCTGTTATAATAGCACCATTTGTAGCACTATAAAGATACCTATCAATCAAATATTGAAAGTAATTATTATCACTTCCATATTCAATAAAATCATTCTTTTTATTTTCTTGTATTACAGGACTTGTATAAGCACTTAAATTTACTATTGATATATTACTCATATATTTTAAATTCGTTGTTTGTAACGTTTGCTACGTATTCATTTTGATTGACTGTGTATGTATCTGTATTTTGATTAGTACAAAAAACTCTATCCTTGTAAACTATATCATTATTGTTTTTAATAGTCAAATTATAAAACGTATTTTCTTTTAATGCAAAAATAGTTGTCGTTGTTAAATAATAATCAGATAAGAAAAAATCAGCAGCTATATTTGTTTCACTTCCTGTTGTTTCGTTTCTTAAAACAATAGTAGTAGCTTTTAATTCACGTGGAATAAAGCTAAATGTTTGTGCAGTATTTTGTTCTTTTAAAATTATCATAATCTATTTTATTTAATAATAAATTTAACGTAGAATTGTTTTAAAACAAAAAAGGCATACTAATTAAAGTACACCTTTTTAAAAAACAAACAAAACAAAATGTTATGCTACAACACCGTCAACAACAGAAGCAAGAACTGCACTAACTAATGTACCAGCAGTAGGCTTGATAAAATTAGCAGGTATTTTTTCCATTCCTTGAAATTCCATTTTGTATGATGAAGCATCTCCCATTGCAGCACCTGTAGATATAGTAGCAGTAACTAAATCCATTCCTTTAGTTAATCCTGCCATAAAGAAATTACCGTTGTTATCTTCAACTATAACTTGTGGACGTCCATAAGCTAAAAGTTTAAGTTGTTTATGGTCAGCAATAGTTAATTTTTTAATATCCAAAGATAATTTTTGGTCAACAAAAGTAGTTCCATTGTCTCTTGAACTTGTTAAAGTTTGTTCAAAAGTAGAAGTTCCTTTTAATTCATATTTGTAACCGATTGCTGCTCCTGCCATTGCAGTAATCACATCTTCTTGTCCAGCAGTTGCTGAATATGTTACATCTGTAGCATCACCCCAATTAATGAAGTAAACCGCTTTTAATCCTCCTAAACTGTCTTTACATTGTACAGCTCTTCCTAATGATATATCGCAAGGCATAGTTTTATATTTTTAAAGTTAAAAAAAAAGGGTAGGCAATTTTACCTACCCTATATTTAGTATTATAATTTAGATTATGCAGTTGGTGTGTAAAGTACAATTTCAGCACCTACACCATATTGAACCGCAGCAGTAAATCTCATTACTACTCTTACATTTTGACTTCCGTCAATATCAGCTAAATCAATCACCTGAACTTCATTTGTCAAGTCATTTAATAAACCTGTTCCAAAGTATAAGTTAGATTTTTGAGCAGCCATCATATAATCATTTGTCATTCCGTTACAAACAAAGATTTTAACACCATCAAAAGAAAGTGAACCATTGTTATACCATTGTGTACCTTGTGCGTTTGTACCATTAGCACCTAAACCTGATGCACCAAATCCACCAAGACTTCTCACGTAGTCACGTGCTACCGATTGAGATACATATAGATACAAATCTTCTTTTAAATAGAGTGTACTCGGGATGGAATCTACAAGCTTTCCGAGCTCAGCGACTACATTTCCAGCAGTTACACCACCTGAAGCACCAGCTACATCAATAACAGTAGCGTCAGCAGCAGCAAGAGTTAAGAATCCGTCAAATTCTCCAGCGTTAGCAGTAACACCTTTCCAGATGTTTTGTTCTGTTTTTTCAGCAACTTTAGCTACAACGTGAGACAATAAGAAATCAGCAAATGATGGAGGCAAAGTGTCAAATGCAGAATATCCCATTTGAATCGCTTCCCAATCACTTCTAAAATCTTTTTTACAAAGTTGTAAATTTACTTGAAATTCTTCTGGAGTAATAATTCTTTCAGTCAATGTTACAGTAGATGTAGCATCAAAATCACAAGTTGCATTTTTTACAATCGCATCTGTAGCAATTCGTTTGATTACTTCTTTAAAAGCGATGTTTGGTTTAACTTCAATACCACCATTAGCGATAGTTGAACCTGATAATAATGCAGCAGAGATATATTTTCCTGCAAATTCTCCTGCATAAGTTGTTGTTATTGACGTAGTTGTTGCCATCAGTTTTTAGTTTTTAATTTATATTATTATTATTATTATTTTTTTTCCATACAAAACCTAAATAAGTTTTGCGTTTACCATTTAATGCTCTCCAAAGACTTTTTCCATCTCCTTTTACAGAACTATAAGCTTCATAAAGATTATCAAATGAATTTAAAAGAATTCCATTTTTATTATATTTTTCTATTATGTATTCAGTTTTAGATTTAGATAAAGATAATTTAGTACTATCTTTCATTTTAATACCTGTATTCCAAACTTCTCTACCTTTTAATGCATTTGATAATTTTAATTTAGTTTTTTCAGAAGTGACTTTATTTGCAGTTCCTCCTCCTGATAAATTGTAATTATTTTTATCGTTAACCCATTTTAAATCCACAATAAAATGTTCTTCTTCTAAAGCTTCATTTCTGCTATCAAAAAAAGCTAAAGGAATCATAGTAAAATTTTTTTTACCATACTTTTTTATTGCTTTTTGTAAAGCCGTACCAGAACCTAAATATCCATCATTAAGATTTTCTGTAGAATGAATACCTACATAAGTCTTTTCATTTATAATATTTTTTGTCTGATACGTAAAATGAAGCATTCTTTTTATTTTTTAATTAAAAAGTTTTGCCATAACTATATCTTGTGTAGTCATTTGGCGATTAGTTGATATTTTATTTAATCTTAATTCAGATTTAACTTCTGGTGAATGTGTTAATGGTTCAACAACAACATCAGAACTTAATTCTTCTTTTACTTCTTTTGCTAATTTTAATTCAGCAATTTCAGTACGTAGTTTTTCAATTTCAGAAAAGAACATTTCTTTAGAAACTGATTCAACAATTCTTTTAGGAGTAGCTACTGTTTCAGCTTGTGCTTCAACCTCAACTTCTACTTCAGCTTCAGGAGCTTCTTCTTCTACAATGGCTTCTTTAATTTCAGCAATAACACCTTCAACTGCTACAACTAAAATCATTCCGTCTTCAAGTTCGTATTCTCCAACAGGTACAGGAATTCTATCCTCACCGTTTACAATAAAAACATTGTTATCCATTTCAAAAGCATCTGCTTCTATAACAGTAACTCCGTCTTTAAGTTTCATTTGAGCAAGTTTAACTTCCATACCCAAAAGAGTTTTGATTTCATTAATTACATTCATATTTACTTATTTACTTATTATTAAAATACACTATATAATTTTGAAATATTTGAAAGCACAGAAGGAGTATTTTTAACTTCTATTTCAGATGCTTTAACACTATTCAAAAATGGAGCAGGTAATTCAACACCTAATTCTTTGGCTTTTAAAATTATTTGATTACCTATTACAGATGCTTTTTGCCAATCTGCTAAATTACCTTTAAAATCATTAGAAGCTTTTGCTAAATCATCCACTAAAGTTGTTGCAATTTTAGCTTGTTCATTATTAGCTTTATTATATATTTCTTTAAAATCATCAATAGCAGCCAATTCTATTTTTTGAGAAGATAATTCTGTTTTTCCAAACAATGCTTTGTTTACTAATTTTTCAGTTGTCATACTATTTTTTTTATATTAATTATTATTATTTATTTTTGTTATAAATTACGAACTTACACTTGTAATAGTTCTTACAATGTTTGTGTTTGTAACTGTACTTGTTTGTTGATTAAAAGTAGAGCCTATTCCTTGTTCTTGTAATTCTCCATTACAACATTTTTGAGAGTATTTACCATCTTTACATAAGCAACCTCTGTTCCCACCTTTTGGTGAACTTGTTTTATTTCCCATAATTTTATTTATTAATTTCAGCATTAGTTATTATTGATTTTATTTTATCTATTAATTCTTGTTCTTTAGCTATTTGTAAACTCATTTCTAATTTGTCGCTAAAATATCCTTCTACACTTATTCCTAAATAAGTTCCGTTTTTAATTTCTTCCCAAACTTTATCATTGTCAATACTCATAATAACTGCCCAAGAACCTTCTACTGCATTTAAATCATACAATGCAGTTTTATCGATTTTAGGATTGTCAACTGTCCAAGATTCTACAACTGAAACACCTTCAACTTCTGTTTTGTGTTCTAAAGTAGCATTGTTATTATTTAGTTTTTTTAAATATAATCTTGCTGCTTTGTTTACAGTTTCTTTTGAAAATTTAATATTATATTCATAATCACCATTTTTTCTGTAAATCAATTTATCTGGAACTAAAGCTAATCCTATAATAATTCTTTTCTCATCATCAACTGATTTAAATTCAATTCTATGGTTATTTAATGCAACCCAGTTTTCTTCTATTGCAGGAAACTTTACTAAACTTAAAGCATCTATTCCGTCTTTATCTTGACTTTCGTCAATAAACAATTCTATTGTTTCTAATTTTTTAGCCATTGTATTTTTTATATTATAATTAATTTATATTTATTTTGTTTATCCTATTGAAGCACTTGAAACTATGTTTCTATCTAAACTTTGTTGTGTTGTAACATCATTAGCCACTACGTAAGCTTTAATAGGTTGTTGTCCTTGTTGTGCTATTGTTTGAGCAACTTGGTTTACAGCACTTGCACCTACTACGTTAAATGATGGAGCAGCAGGAGCAGGAGCAGTTCCACCACCGCCACCGCCTGAAGCAGAACCTCCGCCTCCGCCACCTGCAGTAATAGATTTTGCACCTGATATACCAGCAGCAACAATAGAAGCAATAGAAGTAGCTGCAGTTAATTTTGTAAGAGCAAGAGTTTTACCTAATATAGCAGTATTTGCAGCAATAACTGGAATAGCACTTACGCCACTTGACGCAATAGCTTGTGGAGTTGCTAATGCAGCACTATTTGCTAAACCAGTAGCAGCGGATGCTCCTGCAATAGTTTTAGAAGCTCCAACTATAATATCAGCAATAGCTAATCCTTTTGTAACTGCTAAAATACCTAATGCAATTGCTTTATTCTTACCTGCAAACTGTTGTAATATATCTAACCCTACATTTAAAGCATTTCTTTTAGCTTCTTTTATTGCTAAATCTAAAGCAATTTCTTTATCTGCTTGTTCTTTTGCATCAACAAGTATTTTATCGTTTTCTGTTTTAGTTATTATTGATAAATTTCTTTTATGTTCTTTTTCTATTTCTTCAATAGATAAACCTTTATTTAATAAGTTTAATTTTTTGGCTTCAAAATCTGCGTTTTCTTTTTCAACTTTAATTTGATTTTCTGTTTTTAAAGCATCTTCATTCGATTTTCTTGCATCAGCAATTAATTTTTCTGCTGCTTCATATTCATCTCTTGCTCTTTCTCCTTGCCTTCCAATTAATGCTTGACGTTCTTTTTCAATTTCTTCTAATCTCTTTTTTTCTTCTTCTGCTTTTCTTATTCTTTCTTGTTTAGCTTTTTCATCATTAGCAGCTTGTTTTTCTTGTGATGCTTTTCTTGCTTCTGCTCTTTTTTCTGCTTCTTCTTTTTCGGTTTTAGACATTTCTTTTGTCCCTTCATTAAACCTTTTTATAGAAGCATCATAATTTTTACTAAAATCATTAACAGAACTTTTTGCATCTTTCCAAGCACCACTAAAATCTCTAGAAATAAGTTTTTTAATTGCACCACCTAACAATCCTAAAGATTGGAATACTGCAGTTACAGAACTATAAACTACTCCAAAGGCTTTTGATACAGTTGGTAAAGCACTTATTGCCAAATCAACTAAAGTATTAAATAAAGGTTCTACTGCTCGAAATACTCCTTGAAATAATTTACCCAATCCATCTAATAATGGTTGTAGTTTTTTCATTGCCACTTCATTGTCTTGAAATGCTGCAACTAATCCACCAATCAAGGCTACAACTAAACCTATTCCTGTAGCTTTTAATGCACCTCCAAAACTTTGAGTAGCTACCTTTGCTCTATTTAAAGATGCACCCAATGCACCTATTGGTCCGCCAGCACTTTCTAAACTATCAATCCAATCTGACGAAGTATTTTTAGCGGATTTAATTTTATCTTCTAAATCATCTATTTGATTAAATATCTTTTTAAATTCTTCAGAACCAGCAGCAGTATCTTTTAATTGTCTTTTTAATGCTTTTAAATCTGAAATAGACTCTCCAAGATTTGATTTAACTTCTAACTCTATTGTTTTCTTTTCAGCCATTTTAATTGTCTTTTTAATTGTTTAAATCCTTCTTTAAAAGTTGTAACCCTTTTATACTTTCCTTTAGCTATTTCAATGAGTTCACTTTGTCCATAAAATTCATCTAGTGCTAATAAATCTAAAATGTGCTTTATCATAATACTCTGTTATCAGTTAATAATTCAAATTGAACTTCTCCTTTTGTTAAATCAGTTGTAAACGTATTAATCAAATACTTTGTGTCTCTTATAATAACATTATCATTCAATTTAAGCGTAGTTAATATACTTGTTGGTAGTATGGCACTAACTTTAACTAATCTTGCTTTATAGTTGTATATATTATTAAAGTAATTTGAATAGTATGTTCTATAAAGTCCATTAAAAACCATAAAGTCTGTAAGTGTTGACTGTTGCTCATTGAAGTTTAATCCGAATGCTTCTGTCCCTATTAATGTTTCTGAACCGAATGCTTTGTAAAAATTATAAGCCGTACCTGCTCCGGTGGTAGAATTTGATAAGTGAAGCGGAAATCCAAAAGTTGAAGTTGATGCGTTTGAATCATAATCGTATAGTATTATTGGTTTTGGTATATATGGTGTCCTATCTGTTTTTAAAGAATACCCAACTTGTATAGAACCCGCAATTTTACTAAAGTTTAAATTTTCAAATGGTAATTTTACCGCATATTCCTCTCCTTCTGTTAGTGGATTATTTGAATAATGTAATGAACCATATTCAATACCATTTAAAGAATTAAAACCTACGTTTACAAATGATTCGCTTTTTTCATAATCAAAGTTTATTTTTTTATGTGTCTTTACTCTATTTAAAGTCTTTTTATCTTGTATAACATATTTAGTAATGTCTACATCCGAACCAGCTAAATAATAATTTTCTAATGTATCAAGTGTATAATTAATTCCATCTTCTGAAAAACAAATTAAATTAAACATTTTTAAAATACCAGAAAAGAAATCTTCAATTTTAATATCTGGAAAATATGTTCGAATTGAAAAATAAGATGACAATGCTTGAGCAGACATTGTAGCAGATTTTGTATAAATAACTGGACCATATTGTGCCATATCTATTTTAAATACAAATTGAAAAGATTGGCTTGTTCTTATGTAAAAAGAATGTTTATTTGAATCAGCATCTGTTCTCACAAAGAACTGGTTTGTGCCACCAGTTGATGCAGTATATACATCCCAAACTTCTCCATTTAAATATCTATAAACAGTATATGGAACTGTTGTAAATCCAGCTTGTGGAGTTATTGTTATAGCTGTATTACCACCGTTATATCTTATAAAATAATTATCTGTTAAATTAACTTCTACACCCGGCAAATATTCTAAATCACCTTTTGTTGTAAAATCAATTTGTTGAAATAAATTTGTTTCATACGTATCTGAATTTTTTAAATATAAATAAGCATTTGTAAATTTTTCATCAAATAAAAAAGTATCATTAAAATTAATTCCAAAATCTGTTTCTATCATAGAAAAAACGGCTCTCAATCTTAACGCAGGAAATAACTCATTATATCTTATTGGATTATCTATATTAGATATATCATCAGTTCCTCCTGCTCCATAATTCCAACCTCTATTTGAAGTTATTAAAGGAAACATTATATCACCGCTAAACGTGTTTGTGACAATTTTATAAATAACTAAACTTGGTGTATACTCAAAATCATATGTAGTATCTTTTAAATCTTTTAAATATAAACCATTAAATTTATCTTTTAAATTACCTAATGTTCCGATAAAAGTAATTGAATAATCCTTCGCTTGTCCATCTTCTAAATTTGCACTTTCTAATTGAATTTTACCTTTACGAAAAGTAATAGTGTCTATTTCAATATAAGCATCAGCTTTTACTAATGTACTGAATGGCTCATCATTTGAGTTGTCGTACCAATGTCTAAAAATCTTATTGTTTTGCTTTGTCGCTGGAACTGTAAATGTCTGACTGAAATCAGTAAAAGTTTTACTAATATCATTGATGTTTTGTATAGAACTTGTTACCGAAATCTTTTCGTCATCAAATAAATCAATTCTATTGTATTGTTCTGTATAAACATCTTTTATGTATATGGCTACTGCTAACATTATACTACATCATTTATAAGGTTATAAGCGTATTCAAAATCCATTTCATAGTTTATCAATCTATCTTTTAAACTTGTCTTTAAATCGC